AATGCTTTAAATAGCCTACGTGATGCTACTACGTTATGATCAAAATACTCTTTAGGATTATCTAAACTATTTCTAACTCCGCTTTTGCCAGCTAAATGAAATATAACATCAACGTCATAATCTAAATCACAATTTCTTAGATCTTGACCGTCTAATAAATCAATAGTTTTTACATCGTGATTGAATAAGTGATTCTGTAATTCTTGTCCAACCATTCCGCAACTTCCAGTTATTAATATTTTCATATCGTTTTACCAATTAACTGTTTTGTAAATCGTTCTCGTAAATCACTACTAGAAAATCTATGGTTACGTTGATTATAATGATGTTCTATTCCTAATCGTTCGCCTGTTGCTTTGCCACTAAAGTCCTTGCCTTCATATTCTACACCTAATATTCGTATATCGATATTATTATACAGTTCTAATATATCGTCAATATCTTTTTCTTGAACATATGGTATAATTTCATCAACATACTTTACACCTTTTAATTGGGTATACCGTTCAACCACACTTTGAATCGGTTTATTTTTTCCTGGTCTGTCGATCGAAGGATCTATTTGTAAACCGCATATAAGATATTCACATTGGTCTTTTGCTTCACGTAACATAGCAATATGACCTGCATGTAATAAATCAAATGTAGAAAATGTTATGCCAACTTTCATTTTAGAAACCTATTTGTTAGCTCTGTTACTAGTTGATACTTGTTTGCAACATTAGATAAATCCTCACCATCTCTAAAAGATTGTTTATCTAATTGGTTTTCAGGCTCGCCTCCTGGCCAAATACGCCAGCTATCGTTATCAACGACATCAGATAGTACTAAAAGATTGTCTTTAGATCGGAACCCTAGTTCAAATTTTATATCTACAAGGTTTACAGGACCATCGCTAGTAGAAATCTTTTTCCAACTTTCTTCTATAGCTTCAAAGGCAGGAATAACAATTTGATTAATTGCACTATCTATTTCTCGTGAATTAAGTAAAATGCTAGTAGTCATTAAAGGATTGCCTTCAATAGGAGCCTTTGCAGAATATAATTCCCATTCGTCACCGATTTTAATATATGGATCGGTATATACACCGTCAGTCCATTTGCCGTCTATTAGATATTTTTCTCTAGCTTCATTCTCGTCTATTTGTATAGGCTTAGTTACCCAGGGTGGCATTACAACAGAATGTTTATGAAAGATTTCCCAAACGGGTTCCGGAAAATAATGTGGCACTTTTTGAAAAATGTTCTTACTGTTATATGCGTATTGTGTATTACGTTTTAAGTAACTTCCAAAAGCGTACCGTCTAACAACAAATTCAAGCGGTAGCATATCGCATTCTTCATGTAACATTGTATTTGGTGATGTTAATGCAATATAAGATGTAGGAATACCTTTTTGTTGAAGCATTTCAAATACATTTGATGCTTGTTTTGTTTTTTGTATTCCTATATCAGTAAGTTCTTCTTTTTTGGCGGCATCACCACCTGTTAAGAAATCTTTTGCTATCATATTAACTGTAAAGGGTTTCTCACCCTTCTCAATTAACTTTGTTTTACCTTCAACTAAAATACGACTCATTAAGTTAAGTCTCCTTTTATCATTTTGTAATTCCAAAATGTTTATATGTTTGTTGTACGCACTTAGCTTGATAGTAACAATCTGCTAAGGCGTTGTGTGCGTCGCTCTGTATTGCTTTACGAGGGTCTTTAGGCATCAATGCAAACAATGTACGACTATCACGAATTTGCCAAAAGTTCCAAGGAATAGGAACTTCTAAGCTCTTATATAAATTTTCTAAGATAGCATAATCAAATAATGGCCCTTGGCACCATAAGTAATCTAACCCTACACACCATTTATTTAGGCTCTTAGTTAATTCTTTTAAGCCAACTCTATCTTCGTCACCAAGAGCTTCTTCACGTATGCTTTCCTCTTGTTTACCCCACCAGTCTAACGTACTTTGATCAATAGTGCGACCTATTTCTGTTTGGTCGTCTACATTAATACGTAGGTATAATCCATCTGAAGGTTCAACATTAGTATAAGGATCAAACTTAATTGCTCCTAAAGTTAATATTACTGTATCAGGATTAGTACCTAATGTTTCTAAATCTATCATACCATGCATTATTCATCTCCTCCAAAGTCAAACAGTGATCCAAAAGTATTATTCTGCAATGTACTTTGAATATCCCAATCTAGTACGCCAATCAAGTTGCTTAATTTCTTATCTATAATAGCTTCTTCCATTGCATCGTTATCAAACGGAAGTTCTTTGAACCAATCCGGTAATCGTAATTGGTCTGTAGGGTATGCAACACTCGTATAACCTAATGGATTTTGTTTTAATTTACAAACAATAACTTTCATACCATCTACAACTTCTTGGCTATACTTGTCCCCGTGCATACGTTTTAATGTATTCCAATTAATACTTGCTCGAACGTGTCCGGGCATATTTGCTTTGCCTTGCTTTTCTTCTAAACGTCTATAGTCACCAACTTTATTTGCACGTTTTGGAGAACCTTTTTCATAACCCGGGCGTAATTTAAATTCTGTTCTAAACTCTGTAATACGGTTTAATACGTCAGCTTGTGTTCCGTTAGTTAATACCATAAGTAATAGTTCACTTAAAAAGTTTTGCATAAATTCTGGTGTATCAGAACGTTTTAAGTCTAAGCCCATAGCTTTTACTTTACCAGGCTTATCATTTATATCTTTACGCTCACCTTCTTCATCATAAATTAGTGCCGCATAACGTTTCTTAGTAATAAACAATCCGCTTTCTGCAACAATCTCTCTACCAGCGGCAATAACATCTGCCCTAGTTTTTGGACAATGAAATGCCTTACTCATAAAATCTATAAAGGTATTATTAACTTCACCTGCTACTTGGTCATATAATTTAATAATACTGTCTTTATCCCAAGGTATATCTTTATTTTCTATATCTTTTTTCAAAATAGGATACGCAGAAAAGTATACAGAGTCTGTATCTCCGTAAATTACTGCTTCGCCAACATGATCATACTCACCTGTAATTACTTTATTACATTCAGCACTCATATGTTTTGCAATTTGTCTACCAGTAAGTGTAGTTGATTGTCCAATACGTTTATCAAAGAATCTACACCCAGGATTTAGTATTGCACCATATAAACTATTTAGGTTAATTTTCTTAACCAGTTGTCGTTTATCCCAGAATGCTACTTCAATTTTGTTACCAGCTTCGATGGATTTTGTCTTCATTGCTTGTAATTCTTTACGCTCAGCATACCAACGTTTTAGTAAGCCAGGAATAACACCGTCAAACTCTGTTGTTAAAATAGTACCATTAGCAGATAACATCCACGGCTTTCGTGAATTAAAAATAATATTATATACTTCGGCCGCACTCATTATTTGTTCATCACCAGTTTCCCAATCAACGGTAATGTCAACATCCTTACGTTGTTCCATTACAGCTTCATATTCTATAGTACCAAATCGACCTTCCCATGCTCCAGCAAAAGATTTCTTTTGTAACGTCATTGCTTCTTCAACCATCGCATCAGTATCTATTGGTCTTAGTTGTCCTACTATAGTTGCAGGATCCATATTTAATGCTCTAATAACAGACGGATATAGCGAATTTAAATCCATTGAGCCAATCCACTTATGTAAGCCCTTTTTAGGAAATGCAACATAGGCACCTGCGGCCGGCTCACTACCAGGTTCCCGCTTAATTCTATTAGGAACTTGTAGTCCTCTGCCGTGTGCTTCGTTAATAATTGCTTGTTCTGTTACTGCAACTGCACCCATTGTAGTTTGTAGTAATACGGTATTTGCGTGTGCTAGTTCGTTACTAAGGTCAATAAACTTTAACTTTTGATCTAACTTGTCCAGTAGTGCAACGTCTTGTCTGTTATATTCGATAAACGTTCTAAAGTCATTGTTGTAAAGTTGATCTAATGTACCTTCGTATACAGTTTTCTTTTCACCGATCTCAGTTTCACCAATAGCATCAAGTCTGTATGTATGTCTTTCTTCGTATGTGTATTTTCGATATAATTCTAAACTATCTAAATGCACTCTACCTATTAGATCATACGTCTCTGCTTTTTTGCCATATTTTTCATACTCACGTTTCTTAGGTAGCTGTCCCCAAAGACAAAAACGTCGTGTATCGTCTTTACTTAATACTCTACTAACTCTATTCACAGTATATGGAATATCATATCCTTCACTATTCCATCCAGTAATAATATCAGCATCTTCGATCAAGTCAAGAAATGTTTTTAACATTTCACCTTCTTTTTCAAATAGATGTGTATTAGGAAATTCTTGTGTTTGTTCTTTAGCTTCTTCCATTGTGATTGTTTTCGGCGGAACCGCTAAAGTAATAAGAGTGTTCATCCATTGCAAATGTACACTAATTGCAGTTATAGGCATAAACGGATCACTAGGATCAGCAAAGCCACGTTCAGGATCAAAGTCTGTTTCAATATCAAAAAATGCTACATTAAGTTTCGGAGCATCAACATTAAGATAGTTTTCACTTAAACACTGAAAGATAGGATTAATATCACTTTCAAATAACTGTTTTGTATTATTAATTGCAAGTTCTTTACGGAAGTCTTTAGTAGACTTTGAAACAATCCTATTTAGAGGATCACCATAAATGCTTTTATATTTGCCACGTGGGTCTTTATAAAAGAATGTGTACTTAATAGGGTATTCAGTAAAATGCCTTTTACCTTCTTTGCGTTCTACAACACGAAGAATATCTGCATTTCTATCAAATAGAGCATCAACATAACTCATTTAATGCTCCTTTTATTTTCGTAGGCCCTTAGCACCATGCCAAAAGTATTCATTATCATTTGTTGCCTTATCATCTATCCATAAATCGTAATGTGGTTTGCCTGTTTTTATAGAAGTAAACTTTACTCCCCAGCCTGTTAATTGTTCTTTAGTAAACTCTCCCCAATCTTTACCAGACTTTGCACCTCTGGCTGTCCAATAATGTATTTCGTCACCATTATCAAAGAGGTCATTTAAATAATCTATTCTAGCTTGTTTAGGTTTACTTTCTTTATATTTGTTACCATCAGTATAACATATTGTTCCGTCTATGTCTACCATATAGATCATAAAAATAATTTCCAAAGTGCTATGGCATTCATCAAAGTAAACCATGAGCACAATATAATAACAAATGCCGCTTGCCTAATTACTGCACTTATAATACCAAAGATTGATCCAATAAAGTACATTGGTATAAAAAGTCTTGTTGCTGGATCTAGTACAGTAAATGTAAGAATTGCACTTGCACTGATTAATAAACTTGCCTCAATCATTTCACAATAAAATGCTGTGGGACTTAATCTATGACTCTCTTTAAAGAATTTTTGTACTCTGATAATCACAGTTTGTCTTTGCCGAGAGTAACAACTAGGGTTTCTAAGTCATCAAATGCATCAGCATGGGCTAACCAATCTGCTTTATGAGCAATTTTAATTGCCTTATTAATAAGAGTTGGCTTCATATCCAATTCTTCTGCTACTGCTTTAACAGTATCTTTTAATCCCGCATTAAGATCTTCAATTTCTTGAAGTACTACTGCGCCTTCATTTACTAGTCTTGTTAATTTGTCTTTTTCTTCTGGGCCGTATGTTCGGTCACTCATGTTTTACCTCCATGTTATTAGTATATTATACTTGGTTTCTTGTATAAAGTCAAGTGTTTTCTGCAATTTCTTTTGGATGAGCTTTATCTAATTCATATGCAATATTTCCAGCTATACAAATCCTATTGTGATCACATTCGTGTTTTGGTACAGAATGTGATATTGGTCCAGGAAAAATTATAACCAATCCTGTATTTGGTTTGATGGCTTTGCCTGCTCCGGGGAATACTAATGGAGCACATTTTGGACAAGCATCAACGTAATATATAAAAGACCATTGACTTGGCCAATGAGCATGTTGTTTAGTGTAATCGCCTGTTTTATAACTGGCGCCCCAGCAATCAACACAATAAAGTTTAGTTGTTTGTTTTGGTGAAGACGGCGTGTCACCTTGTTTTAAAGTTTCAATTACCCAATCAATTATAGGAATAAAGTGTTCGTTTGAATACATATCCCAAGATGTCATATTTGCTTGGACATTTGTTTTTCGGTATTGTTTATCACCTTCTTGCGTAATAATTTGTGTTAGGTGTTCTTTTACTTCCGTTGCGTTCGGGTACACATTAGTAAACACATCAAATTGTTCAGTAAATGATAATTGTT